GGATTAGCATGATTATAGATCACGCGGCCTTGAAAAGCCTGATCTTGCTCTTTCGAGAGGTGCTCTCCGAGGAGGGCACCAGATGTTGCACGAACACCATCCGTGATCTAGAAACAGTCACGGAGAGGACTGAACATGAGGGGTTGTCGTTTTTATCGATTACCCTACCTGCTTTTGGCAAGAGCTTCGAAAGAAGCCTCGAGTTGGGCAGGATCGACCGCAGTCTCTTTCCAGGTTTTACTTGGAAGGCAGGGCTCCCGAGATTTCTCTCAGGTTTCCTGGGTCTTGTGTTCAATCCTCAGTCTGGCGTACTACTTGATGAGCCATCCGTCGATGCGATTCGCGCCGTGCGTCAGCTAACGCTGATGTTCGGCAAGATGAACCTCCGTTGCAGTGATGCGCGGGAGAAAGCAGCTCTGGATGCGTATGTCGAGTGTGAGAAGATGGTTCGGGAGAGCATGCACCGGCTCAGCGACGTTGATTACGTGGCTTTTGATCGGATTTCTACTCTCCTCTGGGCTGAGCAGCTTGCCCCTCTGGACACCAAGGTGTTCAATGGAGGGCTGCTACCTCGCCATGGACCCGGTGCGACAGCCGATAGGCTGAAAGGGAACCAGAAATGGACCCTACGCGAGTGGACCTCTAGGTTGGAGGACTACTTTCCTGCTGGTGAGTACTTATTCACCAACATGCGTGAATATCACGCGGAAAGGAACCAGGTGAAACATCTCGAACCCGGGGAGGAGCGGCCTGTTGAGGTCGTTCTTGTCCCTAAAACGCTGAAGACACCGCGGGTTATCGCAATGGAGCCTACGTGCATGCAATACGCACAACAGGCCCTGCGCGTCCCGCTTTATGAAGCGCTGGAATCGGGTGACTCCGAGACTAACTTCGTCGGATTTCGGCATCAGGAGCCTAACCAGCGACTGGCACTGGAAGGTTCCCTTACCAGGGAACTGGCAACGCTAGATCTTAGCGAAGCGTCCGATCGTGTCTCCATTCAGCATGTAGAGCACCTACTTCGACTGCACCCCCACTTGCGTGGGGCTGTGTTCGCTTGTCGGTCCTCGAAGGCTGAAGTGCTTGGCCATGGGGCAATTCCCCTAACCAAGTTTGCGTCTATGGGTTCGGCTCTGTGCTTTCCGATTGAGGCGATGGTCTTTGCGACCGTTTGCTTTGTCGGGATAGAACAGAGTCTAGGCCGTCAGTTGTCTCGCCGCGACATTCTGTCGTTGCGCGGCAAGGTGAGAGTGTACGGGGATGATATTGTTGTCCCCGTTGCACATGTGCAAGGCGTGATAGAGGCCCTTGAATACTTCGGTTTCAAGGTGAACTCCAGCAAGTCCTTTTGGGCTTCTGCCTTTAGGGAATCTTGTGGTAAGGAGTATTGGGCTGGCCATGACGTATCCATCGTCAGAGTCCGCCACCTACTACCTGCATCACGCCGGAACGTTACGGAGCTTGTTGGTGCCGTGTCCCTTAGGAACCAGCTTTACAAAGCTGGCCTGTGGGGCTCCGCCAGGCATCTTGATGCGATTCTGGGGAGGATGATCTCCTTTCCTGTCGTGTCCGACACAAGCCCAGTGCTTGGCCGTCATAGTTTTCTGGGATATGACACCCAGAGGATAAACCCACACACCCATAGCCCCGAAGTCAAGGGGTGGACGGTGCGTCCTGTGCTGCCTAAAAACAGCATAGACGGGTATGACGCTCTGCTCAAGTGCTTTGTGCAGGCAAGCCTTCCTGAAGGGGAAGACCATCACGTCATGTGGTGGGACTACCTTGATGGAACCTTGACTGACGAGGAGCATTTGGAACGTTCTGGACGTCCCGTGCGCGTCGACATCAAGCACGGATGGGCACCTAGTTATTAATTACTAGGTGTCAGCGGTTTGAATCCGCTGATGAGGGGGCCCAAGGCCCATCTCCCCTGAGGCGTTGTGAAACGTCTCG